ATGATTATTAATGTTAAATCAATCTTGACGGGTCTTTCATGCTCTAAGGACATTGACGTTACCCCATTGCAGATATCTAAGTGGCAATTAGGTGGCTTGATACAGGATGTAATGCCTAACATATCAGCAGAAGATAGAGACTTTATCAAAGGTATCTTCTGGGATGAATGTGGATTAAATGACGTTGCCGATGTTTATTCAAATGAATTATTTTGATGAAAGTTAAACAAGGCATTGTAAATCCTGTAGCTAAAGCTATGCTGCAAGATCGTAAGCCGCCTCAAGTTGTCCTTCCTAAGAAGGGCAATAAGGCAAAGCAGAATCGCCAAGCGGATTTCCGTAAGGCATACAAGGAGGCAATGGATGAATGAAATTATTAAACTTTATCAAGTTTGTTAAGTCCAACGTTGGACCTAACGAATTGACTCATAAAGAACATCGTAAGATGTGGCAACTTGAACGTAAGTCTTTACGTTATGCCAAACAGAAACTCCTTAGAAAGGTAAGATAACTATGACCTACATGATTTACCAGCGGCCATTAGATGACGATCAAATTAAACGCATTAATGCTCAACAGGATAGCGACTTTGCTTTGGCATACTTTGCTTTGATGTTTCCCAATGGGGAAAATGCCAATCAAAGGGCTGTGGAAGCCATTGAACTTGGTATGTATAAACAGACCATGCTAATCAGTGGTACTGATATGGCTGATCCACTCACATTAGGTGATGTATTTGATGCAGGTAATGGCTATGCTAGAGAGGGCATCAATGTAGTATCACTACAAAAACATCCTTCAATGTCGGTCGGTGATATTGCTGTTGATCTGCTAGAAAATACAGCAGTGATGTGTATGCCAGCAGGATGGAAAGAACTTGATCTTAAATTAAACCTTACTTAGTGTGTATAACGTATTATATATAGTAGTTATTTGTAATAACTATATATAATACTTATATACTACACTGTCAAACCAACCAACCTTAGCCCCGACAGTCGGGGTTAGTAACAGCATAGGAGATATGCACAATGTCCAACAAAAACACAACCACCCGTCCCGTAGTTAAATCTTCTAACCCTGCTTTGTATGAGCAACATACATTTCACATGAGCCGTGCTGCACAGTATACATACAACTATGCAGCTATGGATGATTATATCATCGAACATTATCTGGCTGGCAAAACATCTAAGCAGATAGCTGCTGATCTGAATGAATTGCAGCATCGTATTCAGTATCGTATTGTCAAGATGCGTGACCTTGGCCTGATGGCTCATAAAGATGAGGGTAAGACAGGTGAAGCTGTACTTCGTAACAAGTACATGAAATCATGGGAGCAAACCACGACCCTATACAAAGAACTAATGGACAAAAACCCTGCTGCTTTGGCAGGGTAAAGGAGAAATGACAATGCCTAACGTAAGCAAAAACCGTATCGGTGGAATTATCTTTATCAAATTCTTTCGGCTTCGTATACAATTATGCCTAGTCAAGAAGCCCCAGCATGTAGGAGTAGCAGCATGAACAAGACACATGAGGACTATGTAAAAGAACGTGAGGAACGTGTAGCCAAAGACAAGGCTGCATTTGATGGACTGTCAGACGACCAACAGAAGGCAATCAAGGCAACCTATGCGGCACTAGATGAAGCAATGGAGACACTGCGTGACTGTCAAAATCTGTGGCTTTCAGATGTAAGGAAATTAGATCATGCTTTCTGGAATCTGCGTAACAATTTCTTGCTAGGTCTTGGAGAGACATACGGCTGATGGCATACCTGAAGGCATATGATGTTACCCTTGACATTGACGATCAGGCTAGTGTATTTATGTTAGACAATACAATGCCAAGCGTACATGACTGGGTGAGTGCAGTTGAGACAGCGACACTGTTAGCTAAGATGGACAGACCATCAGCTAGGGTGTCACTACTAGACTGCAAAGAGTATGTGCCTTCGGGGTTGTCCAACATAGAATACTTTTACCCTTCACCTATGGTGATACAATGACAAGTAATACTGAAGAAGACTTTGCCTTAGCCTTTAAGAAAAACAAGCGAGTAAAAGGCACGTACAATGGCATGTGTGGTGGAGTATTAGCTATTGAGTATGCCACAGACACATGGTTTTTAGAACAGGATGAATGGCAAGATGATTATGACAGCACTAACATGCCTAGCCTTGAACGTATACCATGAGGCCAGATCAGAGTCCTTCGATGGGCAGTATGCTGTAGCTCATGTTGTAATCAACAGGGTGCAAGATCACCGCTGGCCTGACACTATCTGTGATGTAGTTAAACAACGTAGGTCTAAGCGTAGCTGTCAGTTTAGCTGGTGGTGTGATGGTAAATCTGATAAACCTAAAGATGAATATGCTTGGGCATACTCTATGATGGTTGCTGCTGATGTACTACGGGGTGAAGTACCTGACTTTACTGGTGGATCAACCCACTACCATGCATCCTACGTTAAGCCAGCATGGGCAGACAAGATGCTATACCAAGGTGATTGGGGTAGCCACTACTTCTTTAGAGAGTATGCTAACTTTCCAAAGAGATATGAATACACCTATACTTGGGAGGATTAACCCTTGCTATAAGCATTAGCATAGGTTACACTATCTACACAACACAGGCACAGTTGCCGATAACCCTTGAGAGGAATACCTAATGAAAATTGTAATTAATGACATGACCAATCAAGAGCTTGATTACATGGCCGAAATGATTACAGAAAAACTGATTGATCTAGGTCATGAAGTAGAAGGTTTTTCGTATACACTCGAAGTATTTTTTGAAACAGAAATGGAGACTACCAATGTTTGATATGATCCCAGACCACCTAGACTTTGCAGTAGACTTTGAAGATACTAAAGTGAGCGATAAAAAGTATGTTATCAACCAAAACACAGGCAAGTACCTTGGCATTGTTGGTAAGTCTTTCCAGTGTGCATCACATGGTGACTTCTATCGTGGTGTCATAGAGAATGTGACTGAAGAACTAAATGCTTATGAGGTCAGGGGTGCTGACATGAAGTGGCGCACCGCACGTAATGGTGCATGGGCTATGCTTGACATCACCCTGCCTAACATGAAAGGCACTATCACCACAGACAAACATGAGACTAGCATAGGCAATCGTATCATATCTTTGCATGGCATTGATGGGTCATGTTCCAATCAAGTATTCTTTGGGGCTATTGATTTCTTCTGCACCAATGGTATGATTACTGGTGACTATGACAAGGTGCGTAAGAAGAACACAGCCAACTTTACCCTTGATGGCTTCATCAAAGAGTTGACCCGTGCTAGGTCAGACTTCTATGACACAGCAGAAAAGATGCAGGTCTGGGCTAACACATCAACCAAGTATGTAGATGTTAAGTCTCTGCTAGATGATATGATTGGGTCAAAGCGTAAGGCTGAGAAGATGTTCCAGTTGTACAACCATGAGGTAAATGTACGTGGACATAACAAGTTCTCTTTGTACTCTGCCTTCACTAACTACGCCAGCTATGCAGACGAACGCAATGGGTTCAACCTAAAGAACACAGGCAACGATACACAGGCCATCAGCATGTGGTCACGTGAGCAAGAGGTGAGCAAGTGGGTCAGTGATCCCAAGTTCATCACACTAGAGGCAGCATAGGGTATGGCTGAACAAACATTTGAGGGCAATGAAGATGAGGGGTGGACTTATGTTGGGCGTAACTCTAAGGGTGAGCCTAGGTTTAGAAAGCCCACCAACCAAACGCTAGAGGTTGTCAAGGAATACTTAGACAACAAAGAACTGGCCTACTTTGTACATGAAAACCAAGCCCTAATATTTATCTACAAAGATAAAGAACCACAGAGTAGATACTCTTCACGTTACTCATACTACTACACCACAGGTAAGTGGGGTAGTGACAAAAGAAAAAAGCACTACCACTCTAACAGTATTGAACACTTTGTAGAAACCTACTACCGTTCAAGAGAGCAAGATAAAATTTATTGGGATGGAATAAATGACAAACCTACCGAGATTTGTGCAGCCACGTAAACAACCCAAGGGTGTAGTGTCCTATCGCTTCAACCCACCCCAGTGTCTAGTTGATGCTGGGGTGGTGAGCCGAAAGGAATGGGGCTGTGACCTCAAGCAAGTTAAACTACTCGCCAATGAGTTGAATGATACCATTGACCAGTACCGTGAGGAACAGGCAAAGATACTGAGGATCACAGATAAATCAACTGTTGCAGATTTGTCACACTTCTATTATGCATCCAATGATTTCAAGGCGTTACGTGATACAACTAAGGTTGATTATGTGTACTTCATAGGCAAGTTGGTGGCAACTGTTGGCGATAAGAAGCATGTTGATGTTACCTCTAAGGTTGCAAAGCAAGTCTATGAAGAGTGGGTCACTAAGGGCATCAGCTACGCCAACCATGCAGCAACCTGTGCTAGTCGTGTCTTTAATTACTCAATTGAGATGGAGCAGATACAGTTCAACCCCTTCACCAAGATCAAGCGCAAGTCACTGCCACAACGTAAGGTTGTGTGGTCACACGAATATGTGATGGACTTTATGGAACTAGCCATGAGCAAGTACAAGTACCGTAACGTGGGGTTGATCGTGGCTATGGCATACCAGTGGTGCCAACGTCTGGGTGACATGCGTATGTTGACATGGGACAGCATAGACTTTCAGCGACAGCGCATGTACCTAGTGCAGTCTAAGCGTAGGGCTGAGGTGTTCCTACCTATTGATGATGGGTTGTTCATCATGCTCAATGATCAGTATCAGGACTGCGGTTTCCAGCCATACATTGCACCCCACCCTCGACCTGTTGGTGGTACGTTTAATCCTTATGCTATGGAGAGACTATCTAAAGTTGGTAGGAAGGTCATGCGAGAGGCAGAACTACCCGATACCCTGCGTCTTATGGACTTACGCAGGACAGGGGTAACACAAATGATGGAGGCTGGTGTACCTTTACCTCAGATCATGTCAGTGACAGGACACACACATGTTGCATCTGTGAAACCATACATGAAAAATACTTTCGCATCTGCAAATAATGCCTTGACAGCCCGTCATGCTCATGTAGAATTGAGTGTAACGAACAACATTGAAAGTGTTTAGATATGAATATAATAGAAATCATAAATGACTTACAGTTAAGTGTTGGTGATAGTAAACGTATGGCATGTCCAGTGTGTCACACTAAGAATACATTTACTATTACTAATACAATGGGTAAGATTGTTTGGAATTGTTACAGGGCTAGTTGTCCTGTGTCT